CTGGCGTCGAATAGGTGCCGGTGATCGGCCCTGAGATCGTGCCGGTAACGGGGTCAACACTGGTCGAGCCACTCGGGGCCAGCGCAGCGCTCAGCCAGCGCCACTGACCGCCGGGCATCAGCCGAGGGCCGCCGCTGACATACGAAGGACTACTGGTCGAGTAGTTGTACGCCAGCCGTTGCTCTGCCTGCTCTGCTAGCGTGGCCTCGGCCTGCTCGATCAGGACGCCATCGCGGAACAGATCGACTTGAATATTCAGGATCTCCGACACCGTGCGGCCCACCCCGCTACTGAGGCTGCCGGTAAACATCACGTCAGAAAAGTCAGCATCGTATGTCGACGTGCCGGAAATCGAGCCGCTGACGGCGCCGGTCACGGACGGGTACTGACAATCGAGCGAGTAGCGCGTGGTGGCGGTGTATTCCACCAGAGCATCAGCATCATCGAACATTAGCGCCACCAGTCTCCCAGTTCGCGCCGCCGTGTAAAGCGCACTCCCCACCGGCAACCGCTCCAGCTCAGTCGAGGCAACGCTGCCGTCAACCTCCAGCAGGCCGGTAACGGACAGCGTGTAGGTGCCACCGCCCGGAGGGAATTTCTCAACCGAGGCTGGGGGGCTCATATCGCCAATAGCGATGTACGTGCGCATTTCCCACCAGGGCGACGCCGGGTAGTCCTGCTCCCAATCGCCCAGCGCCTGTTCCTGCGTGCGCAGCACCGTCATCGTTGCGGCCAGGACGCCGTCCGTGTCGGTGATTTCGATCTGCAGATAACCAGTCGGCAGGGCGCCGCCGGAGGACAGCCGCAGCAGCGCGCGGTCGCCAGTGCTGGTAATGCTCGTCACCGTCACACCACGGCCCGCGGGGCTGCCCGTTTGCCCGTTGTCCGGCACGCCAACCGGCAGGCTTACCGGAGCCGTCTCTATCGGTTCGAAGTGCCCGAACGGCTGGCACTCCAGCGTCAGCGCAAACGGCTCGCCAACAGTCGCCTGGGTGGTGATTGTGATGCCTGGCTGCACAATCCATCGCTCACCGTTTGACGCCCAGTAGATCCAGCCATCAACCCGGCGGCCGAACAGCAACCAATCGCTCTGCAGCAGCGCATAGTTCTGCCAAACGCGCCCCTGCAGGCGCTCGGCTTCAAGGTAGCCCTCGCTTAGCGGCACATCGGCAATGCCAGGTTTGCGGATCAGCTGGATAGGCCAGCAGTCTGGCGTTGGTAGTTCGCCCGTCAAGGGCCACGGCACGCCGTCGACTTCGCGCAGAAAGTCGCCGAGGCTCTCACGGATGAGGCCGTGCTGGGTGTTGCCGATGGCCTTGGTTTCGTCCAGTTCAATCACAACGGTGGCTCCGCGAACTGCTGTTTGACCTCGGCCTCGTTTGCATCCTGCTGGGTGATCTCTTTGATGGGGCGGATAACGAAGCTGAACAGCCCATCGACAGTTGTCACAGTGCGATCATCCCAGTACTGCCGCGTGGCGAAGTCCTGCTCAACAAGCGGGCTTGCGATGCCACCGCCACTACCAGGGTTCACCGGCGGCGGCACGTAGTTGCCGCGGCCCTTCTGCGCCGGCAGTGAGCCGCGCGGCTCGATGGTGCGCAACGTGCGCCGAGCCTTCGTCGGGCGAACAACCGCGTTGATGTCATCAACCTGCTGCTCGCCACGGCGACGGGCAATCATCGCTTCGCCAATCGCCTTGCGCTCAGCGGCGGCCGTTGGCTTACGAGCCTCCTCGATGCCCTTGCGAATCGCCGCGCGCTCCTGAGCCAGTGTTGCCATCAGTTCAGCTCCAACAGGTCATTGGGGATCGCGACGCGGTAAACGCCCTCGATGGGCACCACCAACTCGTCGCGCTGCTCGGCCGGGATCTCGTCGGCAGTGATCTGGAAGCGGCGGGTAAAGCCTTCGCTCACGCCATCGCCCACCGACCAGGTACCACTGAAGCCGTCCAGCTCGTCGTCATACACCTCGCCACGGCCGCCGATCTGCGTAGGCAGATTTTCGGCAATCGGATCGGGGGCTGGCGGCTCTGGCTGTGGCTCAACGCTGAAGGCCGGTGGCGTCAACGGGTCGTTCACATCACCGCCACCGCGCATCAGCGCAACGGTCACACTGCACAGCGCTGCACCACCACCATGATCCAGCCGCCATTGCAGTCGCTGGATCTTGCCCTTGGCCAACAGGCCCTGGTCATCGACCTGACCCGTGTGCTCCAGATCTATGCCGTGCACCCAGCCGGCCGGCACATCCCAGTTTGCAGTTGTGCCGCGGTGCTCGCCGATGATCGTGGCCACCGCCTGGGTGAGCAGCACACGCAGCCCAGCCTGGCGACGCGGCTCATCACGCACATCGGTGTGACCGCTCACGCCGTCATCAGCAGCGCGACCAGGTGTCGATGGCGCTTGGAATCCTGGGCGCGGGATGCCATTTGAAGTACCGCCAACTGCAGGCGCCGCTGTGTTCACACCAAACGCAGTGGACTCCCAGCGCTCTGCCAGGTCGCTCTCCACGTCCATGGCCAGGCTGTCACGCTGCACCAGCTCGCCGCTGGCGGTGATCGCCGCATCGGCTCGCACATCCAGTGCGTACTTCTCTGTCACCACCTGCGTCCAGCGCCGCGCAGCAGTGAGCGAGAAGCCCAGCAACTGATCAGTGAACGGGTTGTTCCAGCCGATTGGAGGGTCGCACCAGATGCCCTGCGGCAGCGTGCGGTACCAGGTCGCGCCACTCAGCAACTGCTGGCCGCTGTCGGTCACCGCATCGAGGATCATGTCGATGTTCGGCAGCTCAGTTGAGTCCACGAACCAGGCGCAGAAACCGCCCTCTCCGCCCATGCCACCCGTCTCCGGGTGCTGCCAGTGATAGGCCTTGTTCAACTGCCGAAGCCGGCTGAATCTGTAGTCGGCCTCGATCAGCACACGGTTCGTCTCGCGCTTGTCTTCGCTGAAGCCCACCACCACGGTGTCGTAGATGGTCGCGCCCTCACCAAACACATAGTCAGCGACGTCCTTGGCATACCAGCTGCTAACGCGTGGTACGCCGTAGGCGTCGCACTCCAGCGAGGCGGTGCGGGTGCTCATGCGCTCTTGCGCGTAGTCCCAGTGGCTGCGGCCCTCGACCGACTCGAACACATCCTCAGACCACAGGCCGCCCGTCAGCGAATCCACTTGCTCGACAGTCAGCGACTCGACCACCTCCTGCAGTTGGTCGCTGCAGGTGCACGCCAGGGTGCGGTCGGTGCGGTTCCACACCGGGTCGACGATGCGGCCGGTGAACAAGCGCGACTCGCCCAGGTTGTCGAGGTAGTCGATGGTTACCTCGCGCTTGCGCCACTCCAGCGGCAGCACCGGGCCAGGGGGTAGACACAGGGTGAACTGCGCTACGCGGGCTCCGCCTTCGGCAGCAAGCACTGAAGTCTCGCCAGTGACACGAGCAGACCAATCAACGCCCGCGACAACCACCCGGCTCACCCACTGAATCGCGTTATCGCCACCGACCACAATTGGCTCTGGCACATCTCCACTGCCCGGCAGGCTGCCCAGCGGGGCGCCGCCGAGCAAGTCATTACCCAGCAGCATGGCTACACCTCTTCGAACGTGATGGACCAGCTGTGCGGGGTCACCCCATTACCGGTACTTAGCCCCTTTGAAGGCGGCGTGGCAAAAACGATGATCTTTGGAAACCAGCTGATGCAGTACAGAGTCGCGCCCTGCTTCGGCGTTGCCGTCGCTATGCCACCCTCATACACACACGGCGTCTTGCGCCAGTCTCGGCCCACCAGGGCAAAAGCCCATGGCGAATGATCCGGCCTCGGCTCGCTTGTCAGCACCACAGCATTGGCTGGCCCGGTAATGCTCTCTTGCTGCCGGCTCAGCAACTCCAGCGGCTGGCTGTAATCCAGGCCATCCAGGCCTGCAGGCATCCAGCCAGACGCACTGATCGTCCCGCTACGCTTCCCGGCCCAGTGCGTCATTTGCACAGCGGCGCCGTTACCCATACGCACCAGGGCCGAGCCTCGGAGTTGATCACAGGTGAAATCCGGCAATCCCGAAAACGCCACGAGCGGCACCCCGCCAAGCATCAGCGTTGGTAGCTTCATAGAGACTCCAGAAAACAAGCCCGCAGAGAGCGGGCTATCTAACGATGGGTGCGACCAAACTGCAGACGCAGCAGCTTGAGGTTTTCCGACTGACTGGGCGGCACGTTCACCTCCAGCCGTGTACCTCCCGACACAATCTCCAGCCGCGTCGTCGGCCCTACCGCACCGTCCAGCTGCTGTTGCAACTCAGGAGCGAGGGGCGGCACCGAAGGCAGAGGTCGACTGGGCGGAACAAAACCTCCGGTGACGAGACCGCCCGCGGCATAACCACGCTGGCCTGCAGCAAGCTGCGCACGCAGTTCGCTCAGGGTGTTGCGGAAGCCATGCCGGCGGATGCGCTCGAGGAACGGCAGCGCACCCGGCTCGTTCACCACTTCCTTGGGCTGCACGTGCTCGTCGGCATGCACCACGCCGGCCGGCTGGTACTTGCCGCCAGGGCCAGTCCAGCCGCCGGCGGAGAAGCCAGCCGCATCCTGCGGCCCGCTGGTGACCGGGCCGACGCTGATAGGCACCTGCAACTTTTGGCGCAGCACCTGGGCGATGCCCTCAACCGCCTGCACCGCTGCAGTCGCAGAGGCTTCGTCGATGCCCAGCTCGACATCTACAGGTGGCAGGTTGGTGAAGCTGTTTTCGCCGTCCTGGCGAATGCCTACCACCTTGGCTTCCACCGGGATGGCGTCGCCGAAGCTGTTGCCGTCCTGCACCCACTTGGGCTTGGCAGCGACCTCGACGGGGTCGGAGAAGGCGTTGCCCTCCCTCACCCACTGCGGCTTCGCCGGTACCGGCACGGCGGCAGCCGGCGCTGGCTTTGCCTTCGGATCGATGATTGCTGATGGCGCAGCAGCACCAATGCCTGCACTCAGTGCGCTGGTCGGTGCATCACTCGGCAGCACGCGCGGCGCGAGAGATACATCCAAACCTATCATCTGTGCCCATTTGCGCAGCTTAGCGGCTTCGTCAGCCAACGCCTGGTCAGAAATCTCAGGAACAATGGTGAAGTTCTTCAGTGCCTCGAGCTCCTTCTTCCATTCCTGCGTTTTCTTCCTTGCCGCTTCGAAGCTCTTCTCGGCCTTGTCGACGTTGATTTTGTCGGCTTCCTGCTCGATGGCCTGCAGCCCCTGGATCATTCCAGCAAAGCCGTAGGTGTTCTCACCGGCCTCGGCCAGCTCGGTCAACATCTTCAGTGCCGCCTGCGCGTTGCGCTTGGCACCCTCGGCATCGTTGCGACGCAATGCGTCGCGTGCAGCCACTTGCAGGGTCTGTGCATTGTTGTAGCTGGCTGGGCCGGTGGCACCAACCCGAAGCTTTTCGAGCGCTGCCTTGTAGCGCTTCTCCGTTTCCAGCTGCGCGTTGCGCGCCTTGCCCAACTCGCTGTTGGCCTTGCGCTGTGCCGCCACCTGATCGTCAAGGGAGTTCTTGAACTTCACCGCCAAGTCAGCGCTGATCTTGTTGAACTCGGCGGCGTAGGCGCGCTTGGCGGCCAGGCTCTGCTCCTCCAGTTCACGCGAGCGATCAGCCGCTTCCTGCTCGGCGCTGATGACCGTCTCGGCGGCTTCCTCTCCCGCGTCAGACCATGACTTGAAGCCCTCGATCCAAACCGAGAAACCGCTGAACATCGGCACCCAGGCCGTGCGGTTACTGACGAAGTCAGCAATGCCGCCGCCATCGCCCTTAGCGGCTCGATCCATCGCCTCTGAAAGCTCATCCAGCCGCTTGATCGATGCTTCCGATGCACCGGTCAGAGTATCGATGGCACCGATGACCTTGTTGATACTGTCGGTATTGGTACCGCGCGCATCGCCGACCGTACTGCGCATGTTGTCTGCCAGGGCCAGCAGGCCATCTGCCTGCTGGCTTAGCGCGGTGACGAATTTGTCTGTCGTCAGTTCGCCCGCGTTCGCCATACGGATCAGCTCGGCGCGGCTGACACCCAGGCTCTTGGTCAGCGCATCGATCAGCGTCGGCGCGTTCCGCAGCATGGCGTTGAAAGCATCACCGCGGATGGTACCGGTCTGTAAGCCCTGGCTCAGCTGGTTGATTACCGCTTCAGCCTGCTGGCCCTTGACGTTGCTGGTCACCAAGCCGGCCGAGAGCGCTGCCACCATGTCCGCTGTCATGGCGGCAGAGAAGCCCATCTCACGTAGCGGACGAACCGAGCTGAGGAACAGCTCCGACGTAGCCGCCAGAGGGATGCGCACACGCTTAGATGTCTCCTCGAGGCGAGCCAACGAACGGTCGTATTCGTCCTGGCTTTGTGTCGCCGCCTGCAGGCGATCCTCCATCGTGACCACGGCATCGGCCACGTCGAAGAAAGCGCGCGAACCACGCTCGATGCTGTAAGCAGTGGCCACCACCACAGCCAGGCGGCTGTACATTGCCTGCAGGTTACCGCCAACCTCGGCGGTTCCGCCTTCAAGCTCACGAATAGCAGCCCGGGTTTTGTTGACCTGAGCCTGGTACTGGATCTCGGCAGTGATGCGCTCGCGCGCGGAGAGGTTGGCAGATGCAGTCAGCCGGCGATAGTCGGTATCCAACGCCACCAACTGGGTGCGCAGGTTACGCAGTTGGGTGATACCAAAGGCATCGGTCGCAGCCTTGATCTGCGAATCCATACGACCCATGCCAATCGCAGAGCCGAGCTGCCCTTGTAGGCGCTGCTGCTCGGCGGCCAGGTTGCGCACGTCCACTCCGGCCGCTTTCAGCTCGGCGCGCTGTTCGCGCACCTTGGCCTTCTGCCGGTCAAACTCACGCGTAGCGCTGGCCAAGGTGCGCTGAGCCTGGGCGTATGCCCGGTCGAGCTCTCGCACTGGCTGGCCGGCCTGTTCGATGGCGCGCTTCAGTTCATCTACGCGGCGCCTTGCATCGAAGTAGGCGGTGGTGGCGGCCTTGGCGTTCTCGGTCGTTTTCTGCAGCGCATCGATCTGGCGGAGCGGCTTCTCCACCGCTTTCACCAGCTCTACATATTCCTTGCGGAAGCCGCTGATTTCCTTGCTGGCATCCCCGGCATCCGCCGAAATTCGCAGTTCAACGTCAGCCATAGCTCACACCTTCAGGCAGCGCAGGAACATGCGCCACGGGTAATGGATTGCATTGGGGTGGCCGAGGCGGCCAAGGGCAGCGAGGCTGCGCTCTAGCTCGGCGAGGGCTCGCTCTGGGGTGTGGCCAGTCTCACCAGAGCGTCGAAAAAATCCGGGTTCATCTCTTTGGCCTTGGCCAGCAGCTTCCTCAACACGCCGGTCGGCAGACCTTCCAATTCAGCCACCGGCCGCCGAACGAAGAGCGCCAGGTCGCTCAGGCTCACATCAGCCAACAGCGCCTGGTCGATCTGGTAACGGGCGATGCTCTCGGCATCGGCATCCTCAGGCAGGCTGGCCGTGCCAAGCAGGATCTTGCGGTACTCCAGCGGCGTGAGTTCGTACACCAGAATGTCGCGGGCAGCCGTGCCCGAGCCAACCTTCACAGGCTGACTGGCGGCGAGGTCAGTCATGGGGAATCTCCGGGCAATAAAAAACCCGCCGAGGCGGGTCTTGGAAATAGAGAAAAATCAGTTCACTACGGTGAACTCAACAAACTCATGATCGACCAGGCATCTCGCTTTTCTCGCTTGACCAGCGATTGTCAGGTCATAGAACACTTGGGCTCGGCCATTGGGTGCAACATAAAACCCCGTCTTGGTCACTGCTCCCTTGAAATAGCCAGGAAAGTAACGTGGCAGCTCTTTTTCGCAAACCGAAAATGCATAGCTCTTGGAGACATCATCACCGCGTGCAACCGCCTGAGCATCGATCTGGGCCTTGGAATAGAAGGTGTTGTAGGAGTTACCTTGCGCGTTCGCGCACATCACCCAGAAGGTCGGGTTATTCGGATCGCTTTCGTGGTCGACGCTTGCATACTCGACCTTCTTGCATTTCTCCTGACGCCTCTGAACCTCCACCGCCTTGGCCAGGTAAGGCTGCCAGCGCTCAAACTTGTTCAGCTTGTCGCACCCCACCTCGCAGCCTATGCGATCAGGGATAGCGCCATCTTCGATTGGAGCCTGATGGGCATTGGATTCGGAGCAACCGGATATCAAGAAGAGCGCAACCAGTGACAATAAAATCCTTTTCATGGAAACCTCAGATGTAAGTGCCAAGCTAATAAGCCTATACCGAACACTAGAACGAAACCATGGAGGGGCCATGACTATCAACGTCACATACTTCAGCTTCGGGGAAATCAAGCAGAAGTCAGCATCGCAACTCGTGTTCTCCGGCGAGAAGGTGCTGTTAGATCAACGAGTCACTGTGCCATATGCCATCCTGAGTGCAACTGATGAAGGCACAGGGGAAATCATCAACGACCTGATAGACCAGATATCTGGCTCATCGACAGCGCCAGATCAGTGCTGGCACCTACGCTGCCTCAACATATACCCAGCACTGCTTTGCCTTCGCGAAATCGCCGTCAGCTTCAGAGGCGGCAATAAGCCCCGGCATTACCATCCCGCCATAACCTTCTCAGAACGACACGGGCAGGCCATCTATTCCGCCGATGAGCTTTCCCAGCAGCTATCAAAAACCTACAGATGCGGCCAGGCGCTGTATCCAGAAATCCTAGCGCTGATCCCTGCTCATCAGATGGCTGACTTCATCGAGGCAGCATGGCGCACTACAAAGCTCACCCAAGCTGCAGCCAGCGGGTTCACATCAGAAAAAGTTGAACAGCTCAAGCTCTATCATCTCTTACCACCCGATGAGATTCAGGCTGACCTGTTCTGTTGACGGCCATCCCTGGCCATCCTCCCTTACTGCAACGGCCGCTGCTTATGCATCTTGCCGTAGGCGCTCTTGGCGTCAGAGGTTGCGCGTTCCGGCTCGGGCAGGATTTCAACCACCATCGGCAGGCCCATGAAGTTCTCGACGCTGAGCACGTCGCGGCCTGTGGTCGGCGCGAAGTTCGCGCGCCAGTAGTGGATGTTGAACTTGCCCTTCTCACCCACGGCGTTGGAGCCTTCGAACAGCAGGTACCAGTCCTCGCCAGAGCTAGTCAGGTACTCGATGGCATCGAAGCGCGCGCAGCGGTAGCTGACCTGGGCGACGGGATCAGCCGCCGCCGTGACGGTGATGGTGAAGCGGTCGTTATCCTCGAACTCGTCGACACCAGCCGTGACGGTGAAGGTCAGGCCGGCCTGGGTGTAGGCGGTACCGACTTCACCAGCCGCCAGCGCACCAGCAGGCCCGGTGACACTGAAAGCGCCGGTAGCAGCGTTGGTGATGGTCACGGTGTAAGCGCCAACCGCAGCAGCTGCAGTAGCACTCAGGGTGCCAACGGTACCGTTGCCGGCGTTGCCGGCGGCAGCCGCTGCGGTGGCAGTCGGCACTGAAGCTGCCGCCAGGGCAGCGGCCAGATCGCTTTCTTCCAGCACATGGATACCGGCACCGGTGATGCGCCAGTCGAGATCTTCCTCGTACTCGTCACCATCAAAGGTGACGGTACGGATCACCAGCGGCATCAGCTCGAGCGCGGTGGTCTGGCCAACGCCCAGGATGACGTCTTCGCCCTCGATCTCATCACTGGGGATTTCCTGCACCACTGCAGCCATGGCACGGGCCAGGTTTCCAGTGGTGATTTCAGCTAGCTCCATGTCGAGGAAGAAGCGGTCGATTCTGTTGTACTTGTCGTAGGTACCACCCAGCGGGTTGGTGGTGTCCGGTTCGCGCAGTTCGGTTTGTTCGATGCGCTCCTGCGCGGAGCGAACGATGCCGATGAAGTCGGTAGGCTTACGGCCACCCGGCTTGCCGATGCTGAAGCGGCCGCCGATGATGGCGGTTTCCTTGATGCGTGCCATTAGGCCTCCTAGCGGTCGAAGTGGTCGACCACGGAAATGATGTGAACAGGGATCAGCACGGTGGCGGCGTTCAAGCCTTCACCGGGCGGGAAAGGTTCAGGCGCACCTACGATGAGGTTCAGCGCGCCGGAGGGCAGCCATTCGGGGGACACCCCATCAGTCGGGCAAAGGCAGCTGAGCAGGTCATGCTCGATGTCCTCGATGGGGGCTTCGTAGTCGTGCAGGCCAGCACTGATTGCAGCGATGACATGGAAGCCGGGGCGCATCTTCATCGCGCCCCGACCAGGCTCTGGCGGCAACGCCTTGGCCTTCTGCACCACCACCAGGCCGGCGGCTGAGACGTTGCCGTCCTTCACCACCTCATTGAACCAACCCGACTTGACGTTGCTACCCACGTTGGTGAGGTAGCCATTGTCGATGCTGATGGTCTCGATGCGCTTGACCAGCGCCTGGCGCACCTCGGTGAGGATGTTGGTCATTTGACCTCCGTGCAGGCGGCTGTGATCCAGTCGCCGTCATCGGCAACAGTGACCTCGACGACGAAGCGGCGCCGGCCGTGCTGCCAGATGCCGCCTTTGTCCACGCCTGCGAGGTAGCGCTTGCGCCAGGTGATGCCCACGACATTGCCCTGGAAAGCACCACCCGCCCCACCGTTGGCCAAGGCGCGGTCGACCATCACCTCGATGCCGCGCACAGGCACGGCACCATGCTCTGGCCCCTGGTAAGTAGCGCAGCCATCACCCAGCGAGGCCTCGATTGCGTCATCCATGGCGTCGAGGGATTCACCGAAGCTGGCCATGGTTAGATGGTCAGCTCGATGACGGACAGCGGGCGGGTGCACAGGTGCAGCGGGTTGGACTGCGCCTCACCCTTGACGCCCTTGTCGAACTCCATCGGAGCCAGCTTGGCGTAGTACGGCAAGCCCTCGGTGTTGACCGTCTCCATGTAGTCGGCTGGGGCGAAGGCGCTGATGAATAGTGACGGCACTCCTGTCGGCACAACGAAGGCGCTTTCGTCAGCAACGAATGCATTACCGTTGACCTTGCCGCGATAGCGCTCCCAGGTGATTCCGCCGAACTCGAACGGCTGGCGGCGATCACCGCGCAGGCTGGCAGCCGCTTCCCAGTTCTTGTAGGTATCGCGCACTTTCGGGTGCGCAATGAAAGCCGCCCAGAAATCTTTCCCGCAGTAGGCATGTGCGCCAGTGCTGGTGACGTTGCCTAGCGCATCCTCCTGACGGTCGAGAACCTCGATGCACTTCACACTGACGTCGGTATCGTCGTCGGTCAGTTCCAGGCTGTAGGCCTCTGGCCGCTCGATGCCGAAACGCTGAAAGATATCGAGCAGCACACTCTCACCATCAGCATCGACTACCAGCCCTTGGATAGCCCCGATACGCTGGTACTCATGAGTCAGGGCGAGCTGACGGCGCGCTTTCTCGATACGCCGCGCGACATAGGCTTGCACCTGCATCAGCTCGGTGAGGCTACCGACTGCGCGGATGCCCTGGATTTCGTCCGCCAGGATCTGGAACACCTGCGGCAGGTGGACGGTGTTGAACGGGATCAGGCTGCGCTTGTCGCCGATCACCACTTGACCAGGCGCACCGCGCGGTTTGGATTCGACCAGCGCCAGGGTCATGCCGTCCTTCTCGATCTGCACGACGGTGCTGCTGACGCCTTCCTCCTCGAACAAACCAGCCGCGGCAATCTGCCCCGGCAATACGTGGTCGTCGTTGATGACGGTGAGCAGCGCGTCAACGCTGAACGCCTCGTCTTGGAAAATGCTGATTTCGGCCATGTTGGGCTCCTAGAAATGCGAAGCCCCGCAGGTGCGGGGCTTGGGGTGTTGGGGTTGCTACAGTTGACGGTCAGGGGCGAATGACGATGCCATTGGCCAGCAGATCAGCGCGGCCGTTGGCATCCAGGCCAGTGAGCAGGCGCTCGATTACCTCGGCATCACGCATCACGCCAACAGCTCGCACGTCGTTCGCCGTGGCGTCCACCGAGGCGAACAGGATGCCGCTGGCGGCGCGGCGGCCATCATCGGTGCCGTCATCGTCGTAGGCGGTGTACTCGCCCAGGTTGGCCTGCACCGTCAGGGTGAAGCCGTCACCCACGATGAAGTCGGTCGAGCCATCGCCCAGGGTGAAGGTCAAACCGCCACCGTTGAAGGCCTGGCCGACGGTGCCTTCACCCACCAGGGCACCGACCGGGCTAGTCAGTTCGAACTTGCCGCCGTTGGCTGCAGCCTCGGTGATGGCGAGGGTGTAGGCACCACTGGCGGCCGCACTGGTGACGGTCACCGAACCGATGGTGCCGTTGCCGGTGTTGCCCACTTTGGCGGTCGAGGTCAGTGCGTTGGCGGCGGTGATCAGGGCGATCAGCGTGCCGGCCTTGAGGATGCCGGAGCCGGCGGCGATGACCACCTCCTCGCGGCTGCGGGCACCGTTGGCCTCCGACAGGAGGAACTCACCGGTGTAAACACCTTCAGTCTTGATCATGCGTTGTTTCCTCCTTTCGAGGCGTTTTTGCGGCGGCGAGCGTAGACCTCATTCGCCGTGGGTGGCTGGTGGGCGCCGGCCTGGGGGGCATCGTCATCCACCGGGGGTAGGTTGCTGATTTCAACCTGGCCGCTTTTGTTGGCCAGCTTCTCGAACAGCTTCGCCTTGGCTTGGTCACCGGTCAGGCCGGCTTCGATCAGCGCCTTGGCTTCATCCGGCAGCTTGGCCACCAGGCAGGCGGCGCGAACATCCTTGGCGCGGTTGAAGTGCGCCTGCACCGCATCAGCACTGGCCAGAGCACTGGCCTTGATCAGGTAGCCGACGCAATTGCTCAGGCCGGCTGCAGCGCAGTCCGTTGCGAGCTTGACGGCCAGTTCAGCGGCTTCCGGGGTGGTCGGTACCGGATCAGGCTCGGGCGTTGGTTCGGGTTCCGGGGCGGGCTCCGGTTCGGGGGCCGAGGCAGCCAGCAATACTCGCGCGGCATCGGGAACATTACGGTAGCGGTTGAGGATCTTTTCTCGATCTGCGCAGTTGGCAAACGTGCTTTCGGTGCCGATGATTTCGTCGACAAAACCGTGGGTCTTGGCCTCAAGGGGCGTCAGCCAGGTAGTGTCGTTGATCATGCGGCGCAGTTCGGTTTCGTCGATGGCCAGCGCGCGATGTTGATAACTGGCGACGATACCTTCCAGCGCCTTGTCCATCATGTCCGCCATTTTGCGCAGCTCGGCACTGTCGCCAGCCAACCACGTCCAGGGGTTGTGCATCATCAGCAGCGCGTTGTCTGCCATTTCGACCCGATGAGCACCGCAGGCAGCCACGCTGCCGGCACTGAAGCAGGCGCCGAAAATCAGTGCCTTGCAGCGCTCGCCGAGGGCACGCAGCGTGTTATGAATGGCGATACCATCAAACAGGTCGCCGCCTTCGGTATCGAAGTACACATGCACTGGCGATACCCCGTCGTCGGCGCTTTTCAGTGCCTTGATGAAGTCAGCAGTGCTAACACCCCACATACCAATCTCGCCGTAGAGGTAAACCTCGATGGGCTCGCCGGGCTTTTCGGCTCCAGCAAGATTGCTGATGTGAAACCAGCTTTCAGATTTCAACTCAGGGACACCACCCACCTTGTTCAGGATGCGCGGTTCAGCAGCACTGGATGCCCCGTAGAAGGCACACATGGCAATCGCCAGGGCCAGGGATTTATGTTTGATCATGGCTTACCTTCCTCGGGGTCATTAGCGATGGCCGTGTCGGTGGTGTAGTCGAGCCCGAGCTCCTGGGCCCGGGCGTTGTCGTCGGCGTTTTCCTGGTCGATCACTTCGGCGTCGTAGCCGCTGCGTAGCGCGTGCTCGCTGCGGCTGGCCAAGCCGCCTTTGATCTCCAGCAGCTTGCCCTGCACGTCCTGCACGGGGTGCATGTAGGCCCAGCCTTGTGGGACCCAGCGCGTGCGCAGGTAGTCGCGGCGGCGTTCGAAGTACTGCGGCAGATCGATAGAGCCGGAGAGCCAGGCAGCGTCGAGCCAAGCGGCTCGGATGGGCCGGCACAGCTGATAGACGTAAACGCCAAACTGCAGTTGCTCGATGCGGCGACGGAACTCGTTGAGCAGCACGCGCAGCACGCGGTCGCTGATGTCGGCCATGTCGCCGGTCAGCAATTCGTAAGGCAGTTCGATGCCGGCCGCAGCTGCCATGAGCTGTTGCTTCATGAAATCGACGTAGGTGTCGCCAGCGCCTGGCGGTTCGGAGAACACAACCTCCTCGCCTTCGAGCAGTTCCTGCATGGTGCCCGGCTCCATGGCCACCATCGGCGTGCCGTCGGAGTCCTTAACAACGGGCTTCCCTGTAAGGGTGTCAATTTCCGGAACGGCACCTTCAGGCCGAGGCTTGGTGATGAAGCCAGCGAAGAGGTTCGCCAGCTCCTGCCGGAACAGCACGGCGTCGTCGTAGTTGTCCAGCGACTTGAGCCGGAGCAGTACCGGCGCCAAGCGCGGGATCCCGCGCAGCTGGCCACCTTCGAGCGGTTCGAAGATGTGCAGCACCTCGCTGGCCGGGATGCGGTTCAGCGTGTTGTAGCTGGTACCCAGCGCCCGGGCGTCGCCGGGGTGGTTCTTCCACATCCAGTACGCCACGCGCCGGCCCACTTGGTCGAACTCGATGCCGGCCCGAACCACGTTGCCGCGGCGGGTGACGAAGTTGCGATCCAGTGGCACGAACTCGGGCGGAAGAATCTGGAGCTGCAGCGGCACCGCCAGGCCATCCTCGGGGCGACGGTAGCGCTTCCGCACGAAGCATTCGCCAGACTCCTCTACCATGCGGGCGATCAGCGCCTGCTGGCCGTAGAAGTCGGTGAGGTTGTCGGCGTCAGACTCGTCGGTCCAGTCGCTCCAGAGTTGGTTGATGGCACTGCGTAAGGCTTCATCCTTGATCTGTGCACGCGGCGTGATGCCGGTACCGATCAGGCTGCTGACCCGCTTGCCGATGCCGCTGGCCGCCCAGGGGTTATTGCGTACTGCCGCCTTGGAGCGCTTGCGCAGTGCAGGCAAGGCAGGAATGGCGATGGTATTCAGCGCAGCGTCCGGGGCATCCCAACTCTGGGCACGTCGCCCATGGCCGGCGCCTTCGTAGTTGTTGACCACTTGCAGCCGCACAGGCTTGGCTCGAACTCGATAGCCCATCACGCCCCCTTGCCACGGCTGTACAGCCGGATTTGCCGTGGCTGGCCGGCGCGGGATTCGCGGGCGGCATCTGCGGCGTATTGGTCTTCAAGCATGCGCAAGCTGGCGAGCGATGCTCGATCCAGCCGGCGGCCGTCCTTGGTGATGCTCTGCCCAAGCCGGAGGATGTCGCTGATAGCCGCCCGGACGTCATCCAGGCGCTGTTGTGCGCTTGCCATGGGGCGCCCTCTCGTCATCGTTTCAGGTAAGCGCTGCGGGAGACCCGGCGCGTTGGTGGTTGTGGTGCAGGCTTCGGTGGCGGCGGGGTGGCTGCCTTCTCGGCATCCTCCTGCAGGGCGGTGATGTTGCTGCTCGCAACCGGTTGTGCGAACAGGCTTCCCTGGCTAACTGCGGCGCGCAGCTTGCTCCATTCGCCCTGGTGGTACCGGTGAAGCCCCAGGAACTGGGCAGCGGCCTGGTTGTAAACCAGAAGGTCGAGCACTTCGTTGCGCTCGGCCTTGCCCTTGACCCAGACGGTGCGCTTGTAGCCCTTCACGTAGACGGTGATTTTTCGCTCTGCCACGGCTTGGTCGTAGAACTCGTCGGGCAGGTCTGTCGAGAAATGCAGTGCGCCAGGGCCATCGGCGAACGGGTATCGGTTATAGATCCAGTCCTTCGCCGTATCGGTACCGATGATCCACAACTCGGCGCCCTGCTTCTCGGTTTGGCCGTTGTACGTCACATCGACTTTCGAAGGCCGCTGAGCCAGCACGGGCCGGCCGGGCTTGCTCGCCCCCTTCACCGCGAACACTTTCCGCCAGCGCCGCAGCCGGGTGAACTGGTAGACCTCATCGGTGTGGTGACCGCCGGAGTCGACCGCCGTGGCGCAGATAGCCAATTCCACACCCGACATATGCCGGTACCGGCGCTTCAGTTGCTCGTCCAGATCCAGCCACGTGCGCTGCAATGCTGGGTCACCCGGCACAACCACGTAGTCGACCACCCAGCGCTCCAGCCCCTCGCCCCAGCCAATTACCAACAGCTCCAGACGGTTGTGCTGCACGTCGACAGCGGCGGTGAGGATCAGCGCGCCAGGCGGTACCGTGCCCAGGCGGTAATCTTCGGCGCGGGCCTTCAACTCGCTGGCCTTGGTCATCTCCTGCGCGGCGTCCCACACCAACGCCAATCGGGTGTTGTAGAACACCTGCATGGGTTCGTTGTCGCCACGATCAGAGGCCACCTTGGCCTTGTCGTACTGCTTGGCCAGGCTCTGCCAGGACAGCCAGCCCAACGGCGAATAGAGCGCATTGAGGTGGAAGCCCACGGTCTCGCCGTCGCCCTTCGCCGTGGCGCGCCATTCACCGGCCAGTAGCATGGCCGTCTTGTGGTGCTCCTCGATCAGCGCGCCGCACTCGGTGTTGCTGCAGAGGTAGTCAACGCGCTTGTAGTCGTCGGTCCACTTGAGGTTGGCCCACTCCAGCACCTGGTGCTGTCCGCAGTGCGGGCACGGCACGAAGTAGCGGCGCTTATCGCTCTGCTCGTACAGATCATCTATGCGCGAAGCGCCTTTGATCGTCGGCGAGCTGGAGAAGTAAAACTTGGCCTTGCGGCCGAACGTGGTGCCGCGTGCCTCGGCCAGCTCAATGGGATCGCCTTCGCTGTCTACGTCGACGTCCCAACGATCGATCTCATCGCCGTAGATATAGCGCGCTGCCAGTTCTGCCAGGTTGGCGGCCGAGCCAGCGGTGGTGCAATACAGCGTGCCGCCTTCGAATTCCTTGGTATCGAGGGTGTTGCGGGCATCGCGTGAACGAGGCTTGGCAACGCGCTTGCTGAGTTCCGGTACCGCTTTGATCGTCTTGTCGATCCGGCTGGAGACCCGGCGGGCCAGCTTTTCGCTGGGCAGCAGCGCGAGGATGTTGGCCGGCGCCATGTGGATGTTGCCGCCGATCCAGTTGAGCGCGATCTGCGTCTTCATCATCTGCGAGGCGACCATGGTCACCACGCGTTTACAGGGGTGCAGCGGTGACAGGCAGCGCATCGGCTCGCGAGCGAAGGGCGTGCGGTCGGTGTGGTACTTGCCAGGCTCGGCGGCGCCGGTGTCCTTCGGGATCCGCTGGAACTCGTCGGCCCATTGATCGATCCACAGTTCCGGATCGAGCTCCAGGCCTCGGAGGTATGCCGCACGGTACGTGGCGGCACCGTCGGCATACGCGTGTTGCATGGCTAGTTCGGCTCCTTCGCCCCCTGTTCAATCTCAGCGTCGAGCTGCACCAGGCTGGCGGCATCCTCGAGGACGCCTCGCAGCAGCTCGGTGAGCTTGCGTTCCATTTCCCATGGGTCGGTGATCGCGATCAGCTCGCCGGAAATCTTTGGCGGCAGGCCCAGGATCAGGTCGCGCAATACACGCGCGGTGTTAAATGCGGCGGTGTCGACGGCCTTGCGCTCGACCAGCTCGCCACGGCCCTTGAGGAACTCGTCCTCGGCCAGCAGCGCCAGGTAAGTCTCGCGATGCGCCCTGGCCTTCTGGTAGTTGTCGCTACCACCGCCTCCAACCCCTGGCGCCGTCGATGGTGGAGCCAGCGGAGAAACCAGCGCATGCACGCCCTTCTCGGCGCGGTCACGCTGGTGGCGTTCAGCGACGCCGACCTTGCTGGGGTCGGCTGTCTCACCCAGCAGCGCCAGGGTCGCCTCGACGTCTACCTTTTTGTCTTCGGTCAGCACCAACCGACCTTGCGCCGCCAGCTTCGACACATAGGGCCTGGACCAGCCCTGACTATCTGCGAACTCTGACTTCTTCATGACCGTCATGAATTCACCTGTTAACCAGATTTGCCCCGGGGATTAACCGAATTAACCCCTGTTAACTAACTTCCAACCCCACCCACTAGCGCGAGAACGGGGTTCGAATTACCCGTGGTGAGGTGCCGGCCACAGGGGCCCCCGAGCTTTTGGGCTTAAAAAAATAAGATTCTTGTAAATCTATAAAAACCGGCGCGCGGCTCACCGGCGCCGGGTCGCCACAGCTTGAGCCAGGGCGAGTTCGAACTGGATGGGCAACTGATCCTCGGCGATGCGTTCGGCGACGCCGTAGAAGTCGAAGCGCCGGCTGTAGGTCGGCTGCCGCACGAACACCAACGCCATGCGGATGTTGTTGCGACTCCCCTTGCCACGGCCTAACCGTTCGGCAATGCCGATTGGCCTGCGCCCCTTCTTGATCAGGAAGTAGCGCGTGTTGCCCTTGGCAGTTGAGCGCGCACTGTCGGTAGCGTTGGCCTTGTAGCCTTCCTCGGCGAACAGCCGAGCACCCGACAGGATCTTGTTGAGGCGACCCCGACCGATGTTGCCGAACTGATCCAGCGGTTGATCCTTGCCAGGCACGACGAATCGGCCGCCGTCCAGCGCGCCAACCCGTTCGAGCATCTTCTCGAAGCCCTTCTCACTTCGAGCACCACCGAACACTTGAGGCGTGAGCCACGTCGA